TTACATCCCTTACTTTTATGATTATGATTCTCAAATGGATATTGTTCGTAGTCAATGCACAAATGTTTCTTATGGTAAATTGGGTTCAATAATTGACAATGTTAACCCGCAAAAATTTATTCCATTACAATGTATTGAATCAATAAGAAGATCCACACAAGAATACCACTACTGGCTAAAACACGATACAACAAATAATGGATTGTTGGTAGCAATAGATAAAAAAAATGAATTGAATCACTTGTTCAAACATTTTTTTAATAGTAAAAACACACTAGAATTCAAAGGAAAATTATTTACCAAGAATCGTGAGGATTTTGAATATTATACTATAAAGAATTGGGAATTAACAAATGTTTGACAAAGAAACAAACCTGACAATGAAGCAAAAAGCAATGCTACAAACTGTTTTAGTTTTGGTATTTGGTTTTGGTATATTCTCAATTATTAAATTTGTAGTCGATATTATACCAGCAACTTTCTGGCCCTATTTTGTAGGGTTTTTATTTTTCTGTATTGTATGTTATGCTATTTACAATGTGTTACTGTATAGACTGGAGCATTTAGAAGATATGGAAGCAATCAACAGACGATATGATAAGGTTGACAATAAATCCGAATAACTGTATAATACGTGTATTGATTAACTAAAGGAAATAAAATGACTCTTAAACAAAAAGCATTACTTCAAACTGTTGGTATCGTTCTGGTTATCGTAGCAATGTCACTTTTGATGAATTTAGTACTTTTTTACACACCAGTAGAAGTCTTAAAGTACGCCGCAGGTATAGCCCTTGCAGGATTCGTATTTTATGGTATATACGGTGTCGTACTTTCACGCCTACAATATGACGAAACAGTAAAAAGTATTACTTCCAAATCTTGACAATAAATCCAAAATCGTGTATACTATGTTTTTGATTGATTGAAAGGTAACTCATGAATACGAAATTTCGGAATATTTTAAATAATGCAAATTTCATTGTCAAAGAGACAAGTCCTGACGGTAGAGTAACTAGAAAAGATTTAGTAGAGGTCGTCATTCACTTGGTAGTTCTTGAATGCGCCCACGTTGTAGATAATGATCCTGGCCATGTGCAAGGTAATGATTTGCTGGACCTATTTCAGATTGAAGAATAAAAAGGTTGACAATAAATCCAAAATCGTGTATACTATGTTTTTGATTGATTGAAAGGGTTTATATGACTAGCACAGTTCGCATTGTTTCAGGTACTTATCGTAACACACCAGTAACCAATCAAGTGTTTACACTTGTCAAAGGTTATCAGTTAGGTGCTAAAGGTGGTTTTGTGACAGTTAAGAATGAGGGACAATTCCCTGGTCGTAGCGATGAATTACGTATCAATGTTAACAATCAACAACACCTAGAGTTTATCTCTGGTGATACACCTGTTGTATCCCAAGATGTTGAAACTGAAACTGAACAACAAGCAATGGATCGCATTGGTTCACGTTTTCAAGTACTTGATGAAATGTCAAAGGCATGTATTCAAGGTGACATTCGTGCTATGATTGTGTCAGGACCTCCCGGTGTCGGTAAGTCACATGGTGTGACATTGCAAATGGAAAAGGCAAGTATGTTTGATAAAATCTCAGGTAAGCGTCCTCGCTTTGAGATTGTCAAAGGTGCTATGTCAGGTATTGGACTCTTTGCTACATTGTACAAATATAGTGATAGCAAAAATGTATTGGTGTTTGATGATTGTGATGTGTGGGAAGACCAAGATGCACTGAATGTATTGAAAGGTGCATTGGATTCAGGTAAAACTCGCCGTATTAGTTGGAATAAAGATTCACGTATTTTGCGTGAAGAAGGTGTACCTAACACTTTCAATTTCAATGGCTCTGTGATTTTTATCACTAACTTGAATTTCAGTGATCGCCGTAGCAATAAAATCAAAGCACACTTAGATGCATTGCAAAGTCGTTGTCACTATCTTGACCTCACTATCAATAGTGAGCGTGACAAAATGTTGCGTATCAAGCAAGTTCACCGTGATAGTGATGGTGGTTTGTTCAGTGACTATGATTTTACAACTGAACAGGCTGATGAGATTATCAGTTACATGTGGGACAATCATACAAAATTGCGTGAAGTGTCATTGCGTATGGCATTGAAGATTGCAGACTTAGTTAAGATTAGTTCAGGCAATTGGAAGAATCTTGCTAAAGCAACATGTATGAAAGAATAATGTAAGTTCTAGATAAAGCCTGCTTTCACACTTTCTCAGGCTTTTCAAGAGGGGTTTACGTACCCCTCTTTTTCCATATACATTGTGTATACGAAAGTGTATATGTTATACTATGTAAATGAGATCCTGTAAATTAATAATTAAAGATGAAGTCAACGTTAAAATAGAAGGTCTTGAATTAGCCGAACGTAAATCATTGATGAAGAAATTTGAATACTAGAAGCCGGGTGCGAGGTATCTACCGAGTGTCCGATTAGGTCGTTGGAATGGTAAAATCAGTTATTTCAGTTTAGGCGGTTCGACATATGTTAATCTATTACCTGAGATATTGCCTGTACTTGACCAAGCAGGATATGATATTGAATTAGAGGATTTACGACAATACTCTACTACGTTTTCATTCAAAGAAATCAAAGAAGATACATTCAGCGAACATACTTGGCCTAAAGGTCATCCTAAAGAAGGTCAACCTGTTGTACTGCGTGACTATCAAATAAAAATTATCAATGACTTTCTAGCAAATCCACAGTCATTACAAGAAATCGCAACAGGCGCTGGTAAAACACTTATCACAGCCGCACTAAGTTACAGTATAGAGAATTATGGTCGTAGCATTGTTATTGTACCTAACAAAAGTCTTGTTGTACAAACTGAGGCTGATTATATCAATCTTGGGTTAGACGTAGGTGTATATTTCGGTGACCGAAAAGAGTTTGGTAAAACACATACAATTTGTACTTGGCAGAGTTTAGGTAACATGCTAAAGAAAACAAAAGCAGATGAGGCTGAAGTGCCCATTGGTGAGTTTTTAGAAGATGTTGTTTGTGTAATGGTTGATGAGGTGCATATGGCTAAGGCTGATGTACTTAAAGAATTGTTGACTGGCGTCATGGCTAACATACCAATTCGTTGGGGATTGACTGGTACTATTCCTAAAGCAATCTTTGAAGCACAAGCATTGTATGTGTCATTGGGTAACGTGATTAATCGCCTTGCCGCAAGTACATTACAAGACATGGGAGTGTTAGCACAATGTCATGTGAATATTGTTCAACTACAAGATAGTGTAGAATTTAGCAATTATCAAAGTGAATTAAAACATTTATTAGAAGATACAAATAGACTGGATACAATGGCTCAATTGATATTGAATATCAAGGAGTCAGGAAATACGTTGGTGTTGGTTGATCGTGTGAATGCAGGAAAAGAACTGATAAGTAGATTACCCGATGCAGTGTTTGTTTCGGGTAACACTGACATGAAAGACAGAAAAGAGGAATACGATGAAGTCGCAACATCAACAAACAAAATCATTGTCGCAACCTACGGTGTGGCAGCGGTTGGTATCAATATACCACGAATATTCAACCTTGTTCTTATTGAACCTGGCAAGAGCTTTGTTAGAGTCATCCAGAGCATTGGCAGGGGTATTAGAAAGGCGGATGACAAGGATTTCGTCCAAATCTGGGACCTCACAAGCTCCTGTAAATTTGCCAAAAGACACTTAACACAGCGTAAGACTTTCTATAAAGAAGCAAATTACCCGTTCGCTATTGAAAAGTTGACATATAGATAAAAGAATGATACAATATAACTATGAAAATTTTGACATTAGACAACGAAACATATAACCTAGAAACCTTACCGGAAGAAATAGATGATTTACGCTTTGCAATCCTTGATAATAGTAATCCTGCTAACGTTGATTATCATTACATACCGTTAATCTTTTTAGAAAGTTTTAACAGTGCCGCATTAGTATTGCGTATAGGTGATAAGACAATTAAGATGCCAGTTGATTGGCAGATACTTATCGGAGAACCTGAGTTGGGTGACTTGGAAACACTTCCATTGACCAGCATTAATGATCGTGGATTTAAAGTATTTGAATTTAATCCATTAACTAGTTTCAAACCAAGTTTCTTAGATGTTGAGATACTAGACATTTATCATGACGTAACATGGTATGCACCTAGATTAAAGAACGGACAATTCTTGTGTATCCCAATTGAAGATGGACATAAACCTAGATGTGTTTATTTTGTTAAAGAAGTAAGCAGAAATTGTGAAATTGTAGATTACAATCAGGCTTTTTGATGGCAACTAAAAAATCAACACCAGCAGATGAGAAATTTGAAAAGATTGACTTTGATTTATTCGAAGCAATCACCGCGTTGGATAAAAAAGACTACGATTATTACGACAGACTGACAACTGAACAAAAGAAAAAGTTCAGCCCTTATATGATGCTTCATTGGATGAGCACAATCAAGGGTAACGGTATGTTGCAAAGTTATTATCTACAAAGCACTAACATCAACGCAAATAAACATATGTTAGATGGGAACGTAACAGATCATCCTAAATTACAATGGTTGATGTTATGTGCAGCCAGTCCTGGTATGGGCAAACAATTTCATCAATGGATTCCTAATTTGTCAGGTAAAATTTCACAATTAAAAGAAACACCCAAAGAAAAAGATGTTGTTGAATACTATACTAAGATTTATCCTAAGGCAAGTGACTCAGATCGTAAAGCACTAGCAAGTGTGTTTGTTGAAGCACAAAAAACAAAAGTATACCTAGCAAAGAAATTCCCTCATTTAAAAATTGAGGACATTGAAACATTATCTCAGATTGTTACTGATGAAGATATCAAGCAATACGAAAAAGACAGCGGAAACTGAAAACAGTTGTGAGTTTTGTAAACGTAGTTTTATCAAAGAGACTACGTTGCTTAAACATATCTGTGAATATAAACATCGTTGGCTTGAACGTGATAAGCATGGGAATCGTATAGGATTCCAAAGTTGGTTACAGTTCTATACTAGACATAGCGCAAGTAAAAAGGTTAGAACATATGAAGATTTTATCAAAAGTGCCTATTACACCGCATTCGCAAAGTTTGGAACATACTGTGTAGATATTAATGCACTTAATGTTCCTAGATATGTTGATTACTTGTTAAAAGAAAAAATCAAGATTGACACATGGGCAACGGATACAAACTACAATAAATTTTTAATTGAGTACTTAACCATAGAAGATCCACTAGATGCAATTCATCGAAGTGTTGAAACTTGTTTGAATATGGGTAATGACCAAAACATTCAACCCAATGATGTATTGCGTTATGGTAATCGTAACAAAATATTATATGCCATCACGACTGGTAAAATTAGCCCATGGCTATTGTATCAAAGCGAAAGTGGTGTTAAACTATTAGATGAATTGTCGCCGGATCAGATCAAAATGGTTTATGATTATATCAATCCTGTAAAGTGGGCTATCATGTTTACCAAGGATCAGAGTAAAGTTAACGAAGTTAAAAGTTTATTGAAAGAATTGAGGTACTAACATGGATATTATGATTGACATTGAAAGTTTGAACACAACACCTGATTGTGTCATACTGACTATAGGTGCAGTGTTGTTTGATCCAAGAGGTTCAGGTATCGTGGATAAGATTGAATTAAGACCTACTATTGAGGACCAAACAGACATATACAATCGTACCATTAATCCTGATACAATTCGTTGGTGGGGTCTACAATCAGAAGCCGCACAAGAAGAAGCATTAGGTGATCGTGACAGAATATCATTTGAAGAATGCATGAAAAGATTGTATAAGTTTTGTTGGAATCATGGCAAACCTTGGAGTCATGGTGCACCCTTTGACGTTGTTGTTATGGAACATGCATGGAGACAACTTGGTCAACTAGCACCTTGGCCCTATTATAATGTAAGAGACACACGCACATTGTTTGATATTACAGGTGTTGGTCTTAAAGATGGTGGACATGTAACAAGTCACAAAGCAGTAGAAGATGCTGAACGACAAGCCATTGTTGTACAACAAGCATATATGAAATTAATGAAAGCTGGATTGATTCAACCACGATGAACTTTGATATTGACATTGACTTTGGAGATCGCAGTAAGATACTAGAACATATCAAACATATCCCTGCGGCAATGCGTAATGTCAATCCTATGCGTAAACATGCGACCGGTGTACATGTCAATCAGATTCCATATGATGCAATCAATGACATGGCAAACATAGATTATACTGTTGCTGAGGATAGAGGTTATCTTAAATTAGACTTATTGAATGTTCATGTATATAGTCAAATACAAAGTGAATTAGAACTCATAGAACTCATGGTAGAACCAAACTGGAAGTTACTACGTGACCCTACGTTTGTAAGTAAATTGGTTCACTTAAGCAATCATTATAATAATATGTTGAAAATGCCCGAGCCAGTAGACAGCATTCCTAGACTTGCTATGATGTTAGCCGTTATTAGACCAGCAAAGAAACATTTGATTGGGCAGACTTGGAAAGAAGTTGCTGAAAGTGTTTGGGATAAGAATATTGATGGATATAGTTTTAAGAAGGCACATGCAATTGGGTATGCATGGTTAGTAGCAGTACATATGAATTTGTTGGAAAGAGAATCTAGTAAAGTCGTTTGACTAGTGTAATGCTACGTCTTTTAGATTTTCTACGCCCTAATTCACTCATACTACAAACAGGGCCATGAATTATTGTCAGACTTTTATTATTGAACGTTCGTAAATAGGGTTTGAATATAATCCATTCTTCTTTGAGAAACATATTGATGGGTATCAATCTATTACTTTCCCACCACCAAATGTCACCTAATTCTAAGAATCGTTCACGTAGGTCGCTATTGACTATTGCTCCGTAATCGTATATAGTGGTAACAATATCGTCCCTATTTTGTATGATACCAACATAGTCTTGGTTACTATAGGAACACACCGTGATGAAGGGGTGATTTTCGCTTAAATTTTTGAAAAAGTCGTTTTGCATTATAAGAGAGTCTAGGATATTTATCTATTTGGTTAATCCATTATATTTTTATATTTAGGTCGTCATAAATACTACAAAGGACCAAACATCGTGTACTCAACTTCCGTTTATTTTTACATCCCCAGAGAAACTATTGTAATGATGTACGGGAATTCAACCAGGAGATATCAAACCGTGTACGCAAAAACATTAAAATTACATAAGGGAGTTGACAATAAACTTCAATTCCAAATAATCAATCAAGACCAAAAACCCATTGATATCACTGGAAAAGAATTATCGTTTCGTATCATCAGCGATGACGGTACCAAACTACTATTTAGTAAAATGTTAAACACGGTTGTAGCATTGAACGGTATAGTACAACTAGAGACAATAGCAACAGATTTGGTAGATATAACAACACAATATTGTCATTATAGCATTGAAATGTCAGATGGAACTTTTGACTTACCTGTTTTCACCGATCACAATTCGGGTGCAAGAGGTAAACTTCAAATAGTAGACAGCGTAATGCCCAACTTTACACCATCTAATCTTATCAATATTCCTAACCATCAACTACCTACTAGAACTGGTCCTGCAGTTACCTACTATAGTAGTATTTTCTCTGCAAGAGAAGGATTTAATGTAACTGCACAAATGTATTTTGATAACTTTTCTGGAACCGTCCAAGTTCAAGGTTCAACAGTGATAGATGTTGATTGGTATGATATTGGTGATATCACAACTTACACTGGGCAATCAGATTGTGATAGTTTTAACATCTCTGGATTTCACCCATATATGCGTTTTAAATTCGTAAGTACTGGTGGTGAAGCGACCCAAATCTATACAAGATAAACCAAATAGATTTTACTTTTGTAGTCAAATATGTTACAATAACGTATGTTCGACATATTGTCCATTGTTCCTGGTAGAAAAAAATTAACAGCAAGTGGTTGGCATAGTTTTAATGCTATTTGTTGTCACCAACGTGGACATAAGGCTGATCGTAGACAACGAGGTGGCATCAAACTAACTGAACACGATAGTTGGACATATCATTGCTTTAACTGTGGGTTTAGTTGCGGGTTTGAGAATGGTAAAACTATATCTAAAAAATCACGTGAATTATTAGCATGGTGCGGGGTAGATGACCAGCAAATACAACGTTGGAACTTGGAAAGTCTACAGAACAAAGATTTATTAGACTATACACGTAAGTTCAAAAAAGAAAAACCATTACAACTTAAACCAAAAAAGTTACCTGATTGCGAATTATTAGAAGATAAACCCGAGCATAAGGTATATATTGATTATCTATTGAGTAGAAATGTTAGTTTGGATGATTTTAATTTTTATGTTACACCCGACGAAACAGGTAGAAACAGTAACAGGATTATCATTCCATATACATACAAGGGTGAGAATGTAGGACACACTAGTAGATTCTTAGATAATAGAATACCTAAATATATCAATGACCAACAGCCCGGATATGTATTTGGATACGATCAACAAAGTCCTGAATGGCAAGTATGCATTTTAACCGAGGGTATTTTTGATGCATTAAGTATCAATGGGTGTGCATTGACACACAATACGATAAGTGAAGAACAAGCACGTATGCTACGACAATTGAATAGAAAGATAATAGTTGTACCAGACCGTGATAAGACAGGGTTAGAAATAATAGACCGTGCTATAGAATTGGGATATTCAATCAGTTTACCTGATTGGGAAAACGATATTAAAGATGTGAATGATGCGGTAATAAGATATGGCAAAGTCCCTACATTGCTAAGTATATTACAAAGTGCAACAAATAGTAAAATTAAAATTGAGATGAGAAGGAAGCAAATTGCTAAAGGAATATAATGTAGATGTTCAACGGCTCTTTTTGCAAATGATGCTGACGAATGCAGAATTGTATACTAGAGTTATGAATATCATGAATGCTCAGAATTTTGACAAGTCATTAAGACCTGTTGCTGAGTTCATGGTTGAATATAGTGAAAAATATAGTTTGTTACCAGATGCAGTACAAATCAAAGCAACAACAGGTCAACAAATTGATATTATTGAAGATTTTGGTGAGAAACACACTGATTGGTTCTTACAAGAGTTTGAAGCGTTCACTAAAAGACAAGAACTAGAACGTGCGATTCTTAAAAGTGCAGACTTGTTAGAAAAAGGTGAGTTTGGTCCTGTCGAGAAACTAATTAAAGATGCTGTTCAAATCAGTTTGCAACGTGATATGGGTACAGATTATTTTCTTGATCCTAAAGCACGTATCAACAAATACTTTAATGCAGGTGGACAACAAAGCACTGGCTGGCCCCAAATGGATAAACTATTATATGGTGGTTTTAGTAGAGGTGAACTAAACATCTTTGCAGGTGGCTCAGGTTCAGGTAAATCATTGGTCATGATGAATATCGCATTGAACTGGTTGCAAATGGGACTAAGTGGTGTTTATGTGTCATTAGAATTGAGTGAAGAACTAACTAGTTTAAGAACTGATGCGATGTTAACCATGATGAGTACACGTGATATTCGCAAAGATATTGATGGTACAGAACTCAAAGTTAAAATGATGGCAAAGAAAGCAGGTCAATATCGTGTTAAAGGTATGCCTGCACAAAGTAACGTCAATGATATTCGTAGTTATCTAAAAGAAGTACAAATTCAAACTGGAATGCGTGTTGACTTTGTAATGATTGATTACTTGGATCTTGTCATGCCAGTCAGTGTCAAAGTCAATCCAAACGATCAGTTTATCAAAGACAAATATGTTTCAGAAGAATTACGTAACCTAGCAAAAGAACTAGGAATTCTTATGGTAACTGCGTCACAGTTAAATCGTAGTGCAGTTGAAGAAATTGAATTTGACCACAGTCATATTGCAGGTGGTATCAGTAAGATTAATACAGCAGATAACGTGTTTGGTATCTTTACAAGCCGTAGTATGCGTGAGCGTGGTAAGTATCAGATTCAATGTATGAAAAGTCGTAGTTCAACAGGTGTTGGCCAGAAGATTGACTTGGAATACAACATTGAAACTATGCGTATCACTGATGAGGATCCTGATGGGTATGCTGAACAACAAGCAAAATACAAGCCCAGCCCAAGTCCTAATCAGATTATGAGCCAATTAAAACCCCAGTCTACAGTTACAGCGGATGGGGAAATTATAGACATGGAACCTATGACAAAAACAGTAGTTGCAGACGTTCAGGGTGCTAAATTAAAAGCTATGCTTAATGCCATGCGTAAGTGATAAATATAATTAGGAACATATCATGGAACGTAAAACCCGCAGTTTACTAGAAGAATTGGAAGCATTAGGAAACAATCGTGATACTAAACATATCATTGAAAGCCGTGCTCATAATATAATAACCAGTGCAATAAATTTAGTTGAAATGATTAATAAGCACTATGACCCTGAACGTGCCGCAGTATTAGAACGCAAATTACTTAGCGCAATCAAAGCAAAAGACCAATCTAGGTTCAGCAAAAGTCTGAGAAAACCAAATGAAGCTGAATGATTTACATGAAGGCATCGGGGATTCATTAAAAGCGGCAGATAGTGCGGTTAT